TCTTGGGGTTGGCTAGAGAATATGTCTGGTGTTGACTGTGGTGTAGCCTCCATTGCTGGTGCTGCTTCTGTGGTTGGGGCTGCTGCTGGTGCTGCTGCCTCTGTCGCTGGTGCTGTGGTTTCTTCGCTCATGGTTTTTATGGTTGATACTTCATGCCCTCGGCATCGTAATTATTGCAGAGTAGCTCATACTGATGGGCATACTTCTTATCGAAAGCTTCTTTAGACCAGTTCTCCTTACGCCACTCGACAACGTATGGATGCTCCTCACCGAACCATGCACCATGCTTGCCCATGCTGATCAGTTCTTGTGGGTATTGTGGTTCTGGATCGTCATCTGCGGTGATTAGAGGGCTATTCACCGCAAGCTTGAGTTCTTCAATCTCCTCCTTGAGAGCTTTGAATTTCCAGTGCTTGAACTTGAGTTCATCGCCATCATACCAAGCTACGAGCTTGTCGCCTCGGTATGCCTTGCCGTCTTTTAGTCTAATCTTCTCGCTCATGTGTCTGTCCTTTCTGTAGCTTAACTATCAGAGATACGATTGCTCGCTCACCATCCTTGATGGCAGCACGATATGGATCAACCATTCCGTTAGGGTCTGGGATAAATGTCCTCTCCATGAGTCCCACAGCATGTGTTAGATACTCTGTTAGGATCTTGCCCTCTGGTGTGTTGAGAGCCTTCTGGGCTGCTTTAGCCGTCTGTGCGTTTAGTTGTCTCATAGTCTAGCCGCCCATAGCTTGCATCATTTCATCTGGAAGTTGCCCTCCATTAGCTGCTGCTGCATCCTTTGCAATGGCTGCACCTTGTGCTGCTTGTTCCATTTGCATCTGCTGTTGCTGTGCCTCGGCACGGGCTTGTCGTGTTTCTTCAACGTCAATCTCTCTTGTTAGACCATCCTCTGGTAGACCAGCATTACGCCAGCCGTCACGGAATGTCCTGTCAGCGTCCATGTTATCTAGGATGGATGGGTTCATCTCAGCCAGTGGTGTCTGGATCGCCATGTATTCAGCGTAGTTTGTATTCTGCTTGGCTTTGATAGCCAGTGAAATCCTGTTGTTATAGCTAACCTGTGGCAGTGGCACTGACCCCTCACCTAACAGCATAGTCAACTCCTCTGGTGGTTGTGGCATCTTGCCTTGTCTCCAGAGGATACCAAAGATACGCATCAACTTAGGGTCGAGATACTCACTTGTTAGGGCAGAGAACGTAGGTGAGAACTGCATCACCTTCTCAGCCTCGCGTAGAGTTGCCTCTGTAGCTGTCATGGTGCGCTCAATCTGTGCGAACAGTCTGAATAAGTCACCATGCATGATCTCTTGGATAGTCTTCTTCTTCTCAGCGATACGGTCTTGTCCGATATCATAGCGACCAGATGTAGCCCACTCGCGTGGTGAGCGATTAGGATCGATGTCGTTGACGTATGTGATGTCTAATGCTCCAACGCCAATCTCGCCCTCAAGGCTCGCAGGAGCGAGTATAGGTGGGTTAGCAGCCTTCTCAGCTAGAACATCCATTTGCTTCTGAAGTAAACTCAGCTTGTGTGCCTCTGGCAATGCTATCCATGTAGGTGCAAAACCGTATGGTGACGTTCCCCACTTGAGGTAGCGAGTAACGTGTGCTGGCATCTCGTAGTATCCCTGCTTGGAGACAACCTTCTTGCTGTCCTCCTCAATGCAGCACATGTAGAACGGGAAGTCTTGATCCTCGTCCCACGGCTTGGTCTTCTCGACCATGATGATGAAGACATGAAGATCATTCTTCTTAGGGTCTTTGACTTCCTTCTGGAGCTTGTCGCTTAGATTCTCAATGCCAAACTCTGTAGCTGCCGCTGCTGCTGTGTAGCTTGATTCGTAGACAACCTCATTGCAGCGACCACGGTGATCGTTGCCGATGTAGTAGCTGCCCACGTTGAGGTTACGGAAGTTTAGCTGGTCGTAGTCCTCGTCCCACTCACTGAAGTCACAGGCAGTTCCGAATGCTGCTCGCTCAAGGTATGTCTCTTGGACACTGGTGTAAAAGTTTGATTGGTCTAACCGATAGGTGATCTCCTCAGCACACTCACGGTAGAACTTGATGGCTGCGTCATTGTCCTCCAGCCCCTTGGGTGGTGTGAGTGAATGCCACACTTCCTCGCGTGGAGTGACTAGACTACAGAAGCCATTAGCCAGTTGAAGGCATGAGATCCTCAGAGTGCTGTCGTGTAGCTCTGCACTGTTGATCAAACTAGGAAAGCTCCCGTGGGAGCTATCAGTGATCTTACGAGGCATGGATAGCTCTGCTATCTCATCCCACAGTGACTCATGCGGAGTCCTGTATTGGCGTAGAGCGTCACGCCTACTGATGACGTAGTCGCCTGTCATTAACCTAAGTTAGTGTTGCCACCGTATCCACCAGTCTCACCCGCAAAGGATGTCTGTGCTTGCTTGCGCTTCTTCTTGAGTTCCTTCTCAAAGTTAGATGCTCCTCCTTCAGACTCGGTTTCAAGGTCTACGAGTTGAGCTTGTGGTGCTGCTGGCTTCGGTGCTTTTGGTTTCGATCCCATGATGGGGAACAGACTAACCGAAATCTAACAATGTGTCAAGCCTACAGAGACTTGCCAAATGACGCTTTTGCTCGTCCTAGTGCCTTGGGAGTCATTGATCCCATCACTAGCCCATTCTTCAATGCTTCTCCCCAATAGCCTAGACTGTCTGCAAAGTGTGAACACCAGTCATGCACGACCACATTGGTAACTCTGCCGTCTTTCTTGTCCTCACGGTTGTGATAGTTCTCCAGAGCATCAATCAATCCGTCCTCCACATCCACACGCTCATGGAAGAAGATAGATCCGAATATGTCCTTCATGGATCTGATCCTTTTCTCCTCTGCTCCAAAGCCAGCATTAGGCAGCACGACCACATTCTTGAGTCCTGCGTCAAAGAGTTTAGCTTGGAAGCTCATGTTATCAGCACCCCTAGTGCGACCGTCATGTGGTAACAGATGGTTTCCAAAGTTATATCCTTTGCTCATCATGTGTGATACACGCTCTGCCGTTGTCATATTCAGACCGAAGTCACAGTCAACAACTTTGTATGTTAGATTGTGTTGATCTCGCTGCCAGTAAATGCACACCGTATTCTCTGGCGAGCCAAGATCCCAAGTGGTGTGAACTAGCTGAGAATTGTCTGTAGGAAAGTCTAGGATGCGCCCTTGATCCCTAGCCTCGTTAATCTCTTTAGAGTAGATAGCTCCAGCCCTTGGGACGCTAAACGAGCATTGCATCTCCTGTTCATAGGCATCCTCGCCAATCTTGGCACGGATCTCATTCAAGTCAGCCTCGGACACAATGCCAGTCTCGGAAGCCTTGAGGACTAGCCCATAGCTATCCTCTGGTCTTTCCTTTGCAGCCTGTAGGCTCTTGTAGAGGTTTGAGCGACCTTTTGGTGTCCCCATGCGTATGTGCCAGCCCTTGTAATCTAACAGACATGGCAGTATGACATAAGTGAATGCTGATGTTGGAATGTCATCATCCTCATCACTAACAACTCCATCGAAGTATAGCCCCCTCATGCGCTCATAGTTCTCTCCAGAGAACAGTCTGATCTCAGCCCTGTTAGGGAATGTGATCTTGAGTTCACTGTGGTTCACCACAATGTTAGGTATGTCAGCAGTGAACGAGACTAGGTAGCTCCATGAAACGCTTTTTGCTTGGCTTAAAGTGGGGCAAATATATGAGTAGCGCAGTGGTGCAGTGTCCATGCCCTTGCGCTTGTGAGTCATAGCCTCCAGTATTAGCTTCTGGATCACCGCCACCGTCTTACCTGCTCGCCTGTGAGCAACGATAGTCATCCACCGCTTCTTGCAGTTGAGAAACTCACGGAATGGTGCGCGAGGTCTGATCTCAATGTCGAGTGTCTTACTCTGCATCGCCACCAATAACAATTCGTGTGTTTACTTCCTGCTTCATGTCCACATCGATCTTATCGCTATACTTCTTAGGCAGCATCTTAGACATTACCCACTTGCGAGCATCAATCCGTAGCCTGTCCCGCTGCGTGTCACCAGTGTCATTGTCAGCAATATCCACTATCTCCTCACCTAGCCACTCAGCCTGTTCCCTGCGTGAAGTCTCGTAATTGTTACGAAACTCCTCGTTGGAGTATATAAAACTAAAGACATTCTTAGCATTTGGCAGGTGTTTATCGCTACATATTTTGCGTAGTGACTCACCAGTTGAGATGCGTGTAAGTATCTCAGCTTGGACTTCATCGGTCATTTTTGTTGGTCTGCCCATACCCATAAACTATAGTTTAATCATCTAACAAGTCAATGCTTTAACCACACCCTGTGATCTAGTGCCAGCATGTCATCCGTGCGGATAACTGTTAGAAGATCCTTGCGACCCCTGCGCTGGTAAAGATTGTAGAGTGCCTCTATCGGACTGTCAACGTATTCAAACTGGCACAGGCTCTTGGCTAACTCCTTCAGATCCTCACGCCTAACAATGATGAAATCATCCAGTCGCTCAAATGCTAGGT